TTTAGCCATAAATTTGGGCCGTTCAATTTCGCTATAAGCCATTTGGTTATAGCTAAACCCATCCCCATCAATGCGCGGCAAACCATACACCGGTATTTCTGGCGCGAGTTCGGTGGCAATGTTTTGCGGGGTCTTTTGAATGATTTCGGCAGGGTCAATACCAAGCGCCGCCGCTATTTCTTGCCGATGATCATTGATATTATTCACGCCGCGTTCTATGCGGCTATATTGCGCTTGGCCTATCGAAAGGCGCGCCGCCAATTCTTCTTGCTTTAGCCCGGCCGCTTGGCGCAAAGCTTTTAAGTTGTTTTCCACAACAATTCCTTTCCATGATGGCAGTAACAACAAATCCAAAAATGTTAAGCAAAAAAATCGGGTCACCGGTTGGCGGATGTAACCAACTTGAAACTCGTTTGGCAAATAAACATGCCCGGTTCGATGTTTTGTATCGGTAAATCATTGGCAGACTCTAATGCATAATATGCGCCGAAGTAAAGAATAAATTTTGGCTTTACAAAAAGCATATATGCCGCTTACTATGCATAAAAATAATATTTACCGCATATAGTGAGTAACCGATGAAGCTGTCACAATATCTAGTAACAAATAACATTTCGCAAAGCGACTTTGCTAGCAAGCTTGGAACGTGCCAAGCCACAATTCACAAATATCTTTATAAACATACGGTGCCAAGTGGCTTGCGAATTTTGCAAATCCACCAATTAACCGGCGGCGAAGTAACCGTTGAAGATTGGGTGCAACTACATGCGGATGAGATAAATGGGCAAAGCGCAACGCGATAAGGGTGCGCGGTTTGAGCGCGAACTTGTAAACACGGCAAAAGCACATGGCTTGGATGCAAAGCGAGTGCCGTTAAGCGGCGCGGCTGAAGGTTTTAAAAACGATGTGCTAATCGATGCCGGTGGCGTTACATGGGCAATCGAAGCCAAAAAGCGCGGCGCCGGGTTTAAATTTATTTACGACAATTTAGATGGGTCGGATGTTTTGGTGATCGGTGCTGATCGGCAACCGGCTTTGGCTGTCCTAGATTATGGGGATTTTTGCGATTTATTAGCGGGGAGATTTCATGCGGACAAAGTTTCATCGGCGTGAAGATATGCTGGATTTGGTGCGGCAAACTGGCAACGGTTGTTTTACAACCGGGCTTGGCCGGTTAGCAAACGCATGCGGGCTTGATCGTGACCATGTGCGGTTTTGGATCGAACAAACCGGCAAAATACCCGTTAAATGGATTGAAGTTGTGCAACAAGAATGCGAGTTGCATTCGGGCAAGCGGGCGGTGTTGCGTTATGAAGATAGCAAAGTTGCAATGCGCCGGTGCTTGCGGTGTAGCAAAGATTTCACAAGCGAACACAATGGCCACCGCATTTGTAATAACTGCAAACTGACCAAAGATTTTCAAGAATGCAAAAGCGCCAACGATGCTAGCTATAGCGTGCGGACTGGCCGATGAATGTAACGCTTACCGAATACGAGTTAATGCAAGCCAGCATGGTCGGGTGCCTTCGCTATATTACTGCCATAAAGCGCAACTATAAAAGCGGCACCAAATTTAAAGCCGGTTGGTCTGAACACGTTGAAGGTGCATGCGGCGAAGTTGCCGCGGCCAAAGCATTAGGTGCGTATTGGGGCGGGTCAATTAATACATTTAAAAGCGGCGGCGATCTTGACAGCACCGGGTATGAAGTGAGAACAAGAAGTGAACAAAACTACGATCTGATCATCCGCGATGACGATCCCAATGACCGCATTTTCATTTTGGTAACGGGGCAAACGCCTAACTATGAGATTGCCGGTTGGATGCTGGCGGCGGACGCCAAGCGAGTTGAGTTTAAAAAAGATTACGGCGGGTACGGCCCCGCATATTTTGTGCCGCGCAAACATTTGCGGCCGATGCGTGAATTGGAGGTGGCGCATGAGTCTTGAAAAATTGGTTGATGCATTTAACACGGAAGTTGGTGATCCTAGCGCGCATTTATTATTAATGCGGTTGGCTGATTACTATAATGATGAGGTTGGCTACGCTTGGCCAAGCGTGGACACGTTAGCGGATAAGCTTCATGTGAGCCGCCGCACGGTGCAAAATAAATTGCGCTATTTAGAGGAGCGCGGGTTTATAAGCATAGAAACCCGGCACGATGACACCAGTAAATATCGGCTTTTGGTAGGGGGTGAAAATTCTGCACCCCGTGCAAAATCTGCACCCAAACGACTTACAGATAATATATCTAATAATATAAAGGTTGGGCGCAAAATCTGCACCCCCCGTGCGCGCCTTTTGGAATTCAAGTTAGATGATGCGCTACGCAACTATGCGGCAAGCTATGACGTAAATGCGGATGACCTGCTACAGCGTTTGGTTGATTACTACACAAGCATGAACCGGATACCAGACCGTAACTGGCCAATGACTTTTCAAGCATGGTGCCGGCGTGAAAAAACAAACCGCAAGCTTGCTAATGATTTGCCAGATTTAGAAAAGCCAACAGAAAAGCAAAGCAACTTGATGCAAATGATAGTTAAAAAAGCCCAACAGCAATTCGGCGCTGAATATTTTGATTACCATCGTTTGATGGATGGCATGCGGGCAGAGGCACTAAAGCGCGGGGATATTAAGTCGGTTGCAAAAACAATGGGGGTCAATGTGGATGGCTGATCGTATGTTGCCAACGCCGGAGTTTTTAGCAAAGCATTCGGTTGAGGAAGTGGAAACCCGGCAAGCTGGCAAACGCCGCATGCGGGTGACCGATCAACTTTGGATCGACTACTATTTAAAACATGGCCACATAAACCGGCACCAACATGCCGCCGCGGAACAGTTGCTTGCACTTTACCAAGCGGCTGGCCGCACCGTAAAAATGACTGGCAACTTGGATGCCCTACCCGCTGGCGCCGGTGGCATAAGTAACCGGGCGGCAGATGCATTTGCGGACTTTAATAAATTGGCACGCCGAATGGGGCGCGAAAGTTTCAGGTGCGTGCAGGATGTGGTGTTGCACAATATGAGCGCGCCAGAATGGGCGCGGGCCGCTGGCCGGGCAGACCGTGCCGCAACCGAACTTTTGCGGCTTTGTTTAGATGATCTGGAAGATGCGTTTAAAAAAATACGGGAGCCTGATTATGTACGATGAAAAAAAGTTTTGGAAACTGGCACACAAAGCCATAACCAAAGGCGCCAGCAAAGATGCTTTTATAACCAAAATGCTTAAGTATAAAAACATGGTGCCGCACCGGCCAACAGACCCTAGCTTTATGCCATTTGTGTTGGGGGCCGCATATGATGCTTGGCACGATGGCACAAACTTTGGCGCTTGGAAGCCATACCGCTAAAACTTGTTAAAAAAATAATCCGACTTTTTTTGCAAAAATATGCATTTTTCTTAGAATATATGCGTTTTTATACTTTACTTTAATGCATAAATAACGCATTATCATTGCATAAGCAAATAACGGAAGGTGCTAAAAAATGTATACAGAAAGAGACATTAACCTGATCAAATTTGGTTACAAGGGTAAGGTAAACATTATCGAGATGGATCAGGTTGCCCGCGTTTGGGAATACAACGATAACGGCACTATTGAGTTGCGTTTCCGCAACGCCGCCGACCAGTTGGTTAAAATGCAAGTAACCGCTGATCAAATTGAACGCGCAATGGCTTAATGGGGGGCATGATGATTAAATTAAAAAAAGCAAAAGCGGCTGAATGGTTAGGTGTTGCGATGGGTAGCACCACCGCTGAATGGTTAGTTGCTGGCCATGAAAACATTGCGGTTCGCCAGTTGGGTATTGGCTGGTTCGCAATCGACTTGGCTGAAAAGGTTGTTATTGATGGCCGCACAATTTACGCCAAGCTTGCAAAAGCCGATACCCGCAAGGAGTTGGTTGCAAAGTTGGAACGCATTTTGGATTAATGGAGGGTATAATGGTAAAAGTAACTAAAGGTTTTGATTATAGCGGTTGGGATCAAGAAACCCTAATGCACGACTATTATTGGAATGCGATGAAAATGCTTGAGCACTTGCAAAACGAATGCGTTGAAACGGCCGAACGCTATGCCATGCGCGTTGACCAAGTTAAGGCTGAAATAACCAAGCGCGGCATTTTGTTTTACCCAATAGAAGTTTGCATGAGTGTTGGGGCCGATTTGGCGGCAGAATAATAAAACACCGGTAAAAATAAAGCCCCCAAACGGGGGCTTTTTTTAGTGCTTGGTTTTTATATCAACAACATCGCCAGCCGGTTTATCTGGCTTTTTTTCATCATCATCTGGCCGCCAATCTTTCATCAGGTCATAAAAATATTGTTGTTTTATTATGACTTGCGAAAACCATTCCATAACCTCGTCATCGTGATTGGTGCCGGTATCGCACAAGCTTGCCATTATTCTACTCAACGCATGGTTTTGCTTGTGCAATTCCATCAGCAAAAAACAGGCCGCATCTTCATAATTATCTATGCCATCCGGCATGGAATCCAAATCAACAGTTGCACGCATTTCTTTATCTTTAGTCATCTTCTTCCCAATCTGGCTCATAGCCATCACCCCAACAATTTTCGCATTCTTGTTGCACAACGCAAACTTGTGGGTCATTTGCGCCGCGGATGCCGGCCTCAACAAAGTGAAACCCGCGCCCGCCACACTCATTACAAACTAGCCAAGCCATTTGATCATCCAACCAAATGCTTGCCAAAAATAACTATCTGGCCCGCCAACCATCGAAAGTGCGATGGGTAGCAAGATGCCAAACGCTAAAACAAATTCTTTTATTAGGCTTTTATCCATAGCGGCCACCTATTGAATATTCACAATCCGGACGCGGCCGGTTGCTGATGTGGTTGTGGTGATTTGGCGGGTTTGGCCAATCAGGCTATCGCAAACCAAATATGCACAAGAGCAGTTGGCT